ATGAAGGATAAGTTAATAAATATAGCTGCAAACTATGATAGTTATACGCTGGAAATAAAACAGAAGCTCATAGATATACTAAAAGAGTACGGCTATAGTTATTATGACGGTTTCTGTGAAGAAGCAGAGCTTAACATTACCATAGGCGGAGACGGAGCATTTCTAAGAGGTGTAAGGGAAAGCAATTTTTCACGTATACCTTTCATTGGAATTAATACCGGAACCCTCGGATTTTATCCTGAAATCACTCCTGAAAACATGGAAAGTTTCATCCATGATTACAAGGAAGGCAAATTTTCCATTACAAACGTGAACCTTATAGAAAGCGAAATAATAACCTCAGGGCAAGCAGAAAAAATATATGCTATCAATGACATAATACTTAAAAGAAAAGACATGAAGACCATTCATCTTGATGTGTTCATAGCATCAAACCACCTGGAAAAAATAAGCGGAGACGGTTTAATCATATCATCGCCTCTGGGAAGTTCCGCTTACAACAAATCTGCAGGAGGCAGTCTTGTGTATCCTTCGCTGAAGACACTGCAGCTTACGCCATTGTCTCCCATTATTTCAAACGCATACAGATGCCTTGACTGCAGCATAATCGTTCCGCCTGAATTTGAAATAACACTTTATCCTGAAGGAAAAAATGACTACTTTTTCGCCTTGTCTGCAGATGGAGAACTGTATGAATATGACGAAATAGAATGTGTACATTTCAGAACTTCAAAACGAATAATCAAAAGACTTTCAACAGGAACCTTCAACTACTGGAATGTTATTAAGGAAAAATTCTTATAAAATTAATTGAATATAGTCAGCAAAATAGCAGCATTGAAATTTCCTTTGCTGCTATTAATTTTACATTTTCAGTATAAGTATTTCAAATTCAGCTCAAAAAGTGTTAATTTAGAACTGCCTTGAAAATACAATGTATCTTTAAAGCACATGAATTGAAATATCGTACAAAATAGAAACGTCAAGAACTAAGTTTTTGCCGTTTTTTTGCCGTCAAATATGAACTTAAACAATACGCAAGCATATAATATATTATACCACCTGCCAGGCAGTATATGGTTAATATCAGAGTCAGCCGGAGATTGATTACCTCCGGTTTTTTATTAAGTACCCATAAATCTTTTCAAATCGGACATACTGTCACACTTTTTGAGTAATGGAATATATTAAAAATGAGCTTACCTAAAAAGGTGGTGATATTTATGAGTAATAAAAATAATGGTAATGTTGCTGGTAGAACTGGTAGAAGATGTGACTGCGAATGTGTTTTCGAATGCTTATTAGAATTGCTTGAAGACGCACTTGGAGAAAATAACAAACATCATTGTCATAGAAATAATAATGATGTTGCTGGTAGAACTGGCAGAAGATGTGACTGCGAATGTGTTTTCGAGTGTTTAGAAGAATTGCTTGAAGATGCTCTGGAAGAAAACAATAACCATCATTGTCGATAGTTTTTAAAAATATATTTGGTCTACTCGGGGCGGGGATTAATCCTCGCCCTATGATTTATTCTTTGGGCAATAAAAAAGCTCTGGATCGTCCAGAGCTCCTACTTACTATTATTCACCAATAGGATCTTCAATTAAGGTAGCTACTCTAAATTCATGTTCATGCCCATCATTACAAAATAAAAAAGGCCAGGCTTTACACCTGGTCAGTCTCTGTAGTAGCTTCCGTCTCTCCCTGCAAAGCCAAATCAGTAAATAATAAATTTTTAGCTTTGTTAATTTCAAATACTGCAGCTTCTATCAAGGCATCAAGTTCCTGATCTGTAATAGTGACGCCCTTATTTCTAATAAATTTAACAACTTCTGTTTTCTTATCACCAGTAATTAAGCCGGCAGCTTTCATCTGTTCAGCCGCAGCCACAGCGATGTTAACCCACATCTCAACTGATATGAGCTGTTCTTTTGTCGCCTTGGTCCTTAGCCATGGCACAACATAATAGGTCAATACGAGCCCTATTATTGTCAATATTAAACTTGCTATTTGATACATTACATTCTCCATTTATTTACCTCCCTGCATTCTCTCTGAAATTATTAAAACTCTGATCATGTCATCCGAAAAATCAAGTTCTCCGGAGCTGTTACCTTTGATATAACCTTTATCAACCCAACCCTTTACATACACCTGCATCCATTCAGGCATGTCCTTAATGTTCTTATATCTCTTCACTTCCTCCATGAGCTGCTTAACCTCTCTTCCTTTTTCTCTTTCTTCCAATATTGTAAAATACTCCTGAGGATCTATCGAAACACCCTTGGAATTTCTAACTTCAAAATGAAGATGACTTCCGAAGCTGTATCCAGTCTGTCCTTCTACCCCTACAATCTGTCCCTTTTTAACCTTCTGCCCCTTGGCCAACAGGCGCTTTGATAAATGGCAATAATGAGGATAATAGCCATGGCCATCATCAAGCTTAATGTAGTTCCCCCACTCCCAAGTTGCGTTTGTTTTATCCAGGATGATTTGTGAGCTGACAACCGTTGCATCACATAATGCTAATACATTTTTGGAAGTCAAGCCAACACAATCTATCCCTTTATGCGTCCTGGTATCACCATTATCTAGTTTTCGAGGACCAAACCAAGACGTTATTTTATACTCTCCGTCATAGAGCTTCATCATCTTTAGCAACTCCCTCCTCTTCCAATATCTTTTCTTTTCTGTGTTTGACTATAGCGAGCAGCCACTTCACATCACTGCCGGCATCATCTAAATTTTCCAGTATGGATTGGCATTCACGTAAAAATAAAATAGAGTAAACAACCGTACCGAGAAATGCTGCTACTCCGGCAACCGGTGATACCCTATAACTTAAGCCAACCATTATGAAAATTATCAGATATGCAAATATTTTTCTTGATGTTCCCACCCACATACTATTGCTATTGATATACTTGCCTCTTATGCTCTTCCATAGCCCCCCATGATGGACAGCAATTGAGTAATACTTTGTAATGATGTCTAACACCATTACACCTACTACTGCACAAAAAGCTGTCAAATATGAGCTCTCTGGAAATAGAACATACATTATTGCACTTAGAAATAGTGCTGCTATTGGCTGCACGTTTTCAAATGCATTTTTTAAATAATCATTCAATCCAACACCTCGCAATTATAATTTTTAATATAAAAAGGACCTCCGGAAGAGATCCTTTTAGGCTACGAAATTTTTCTTTTGTTCCCTAAACAAGAGCCAATGTTTCAGTATATTCTTGCTCTGTAATGTAACCTTTTTCTAAAGCGTTGTCGATTTCTTGCAGTGTAAAATTTGTAGCTGCGTACTGTTTTACAGGTTCAACATATTCTGTTGGGATTGTTGAAAATGCCCTGTTTCCATATTTAAAAATATTTACTGCATAAGCTTTTACTAATAAATTGTTTATTGCCATTTTGTTTTCTCCCTTCTACATTAACATAGATTCCATAAATTCAAGCAGCATAGCATTTGTGCCTGCTAATTCTTGTTGTAGCATTTCTATTTCTGTTGGCTCTTTAAGCACATTATTCAATGCGTCAATCTCAGCTCGTGGCATATCTTCAATCCACTCTGTACCGTTCCATTTAGCACGATATAAACCTTGCGGAATGTCTGCAATTACTATATTTTCTGCAAGTTCTTCTGTGCAATTATCATCTTTGTTAAAATCCGCAACTTTTATTTCTTTTAAGTAACCAAATCCATCTATTTCATATATTTGTTTTAACATAAGTACCTCCTATCCTAAAGCAATAACAACATCAAACATATACACTTTACCAGTTGTCCACCCAGTTGATGGGGCATAAAGCCTTAAATCACTCGATGCGAGTAAAGTCAGACCCAAAAGACAAGTTCCTGAAGTATCATAAGCAACAATCGGTGCGTTAACATTTGTTGGTCTATATCCTGTAGGCATAGATGTTATAGCTGTTCCTATAGTAACTGTACCTGCTGTTATACTCGCCTTAAGTTCAAGTTGCCCTATTTGATTTTTTCTGTACTGTAACGTACCTGTCCAACCATTTTGTAGTGTTGCCGTTATCCAATCTTCCTGCTCTTTATCTGCTTTATCCTGTATTAACTTCGCATTTTGATTAACAGCTTCATTCAACCTAGCAATCACACTTGCCATGTCCAAAGGATAAGCAAAATTCAACTCAGGCATTGTTGTTTCCATATCAGACTCAACTGATATTGTGCCGTTTGGAAATACTGTCAAAGGTGTTACCAAGTCTTCAACTATTGGTGTTGTACGTTGATAGATTAATCTAGTTCCTGCAAGTGCTGCTTGTGCAGCGGCTGAGTTTGCGTATGTGCCTTTTGCGACACACAAACAAATTTTTCCTGTTCCATAAGCAGAGTCACTTATAAAAAACTTTCCTATATTTGTAGAAGAATCATATCCTGTTCTTGGTGTTTCTGTATAGCCATTCACAATGGCATTGCCAAGTGCTGCTGCTCCACCATTGACAGCCACTTGATTATCAAGCAAATTTAAAGTTACTACATCAACATTTATTGGAGCAGTACCTAACGAAGCAATATCGCTAGCAATCAACGTCTTTTCAGCAATCCTCTTAATAAGTTTACCATCAACAATTTCATCTTTAACACTGTTTGGCAAGCTGTGAAGTACGACAGGAATTTCAGATACAGACTCAACGTACGGCTCATAAGCTGTTGCGACTGTACCCTCTTCAATTTGTATCATGCCATAATAAATATAGCCAACAGCTGTCATCGTTACAGATAATTGTATAACGTTGTTATTTCCTGAATTAAAAGCTCCATTACCTGCTTTTATATTTGCACCGTTTAAATCAAGTATCTGTAAATATGCTGTTCCTGTTCCAACAGCACTAATTGCTGAAAGGTAATAATTGGTGTTTGGTTTTACATTGATGTTTCTATAAATTGCCTTTGATGTACCCGCAGTTGAAACTTTAAACATCCTATTTTCAATAATCAAACTGCATCCTACACCGATATTCCAACCATCGACACCATATTCTGTATTGCCGTTGTAAACCAAATTTTTTCCAACACTCTTTACAGCAACGTTGTTTACACCTTGCAGACCGTTGATGTATGGATATTTTACCATTAATTGTTCCACGGTTAAATTATTGTATTCATCCGCAGTTATCTCATGTATCATTAAGCAATCTGCGTTAGCGCAGTTTCCTGCTACTGTATCCGTAGCCATAACATTTGTTGCAGTAAGATGTACTGTTCCGTCTGCTCTAACTTGTGAACCAGGTATTTTAAGTCCAACTCTAGTAAACGTAGTTGCAGTTACGATACTTGAATTTGTATTTGTAAGACCGCCACAACCCAGTCTAACTCCTGAAGCAAAAGTGCCATTTTTCAAATTACCTGTATAAAGATAATACTTAGTAGAATCAAGTTTAAAATTCCACTTTGCCATGCTTGACCAACCACTTGTGAGAGTAGCCGTAAATTTAATACTGTTTGAACCCCTTACTTTATTGACGGAATCTAACGATAAAGTTGCTTGTGTTGCATTAAATTTTGATATATCTTCACAGTCGCCATCTGAACCGAACAAATTTACAACACTCAAACCCCTTGCATTTATAGGCACTTGACCTTTTATTATGCTTGATTTCAAGTCCTGTAATACGTTGTTTGAGTCGTAGCCTGTACCAACTGAGAACACAGGTTCTTGACGTTTTAATACCGGTGTGTAGTCAGGTTGAAGTACTTCAGCTTCCAAATTGTCATTTTGTTCCTTAACTTCATTGACTGCTGCTACTAAATTTGTCTTATCAGTTGTTACTAGATTTGCTAATTTTCCCACAGCCCCATCTATTGTAGCATTATCTTCTACAAAATCCAATCTCTTTGGGTATTCGTTACCCGACCACTGATTAAGGCCTAAATTTGTTGTTTTATTTACACTTGGCATTATACAACCTCCTTGTATACTTCAAACTCATCCCAGGAAAGTTTGAGCGCATCCCAGGTGTCAAAAGTCTTGTTATAATTATCGAACTCATTCCATGTAATATAAGTGTACTCAAATGTAAAAGCAAGGTGAGCCGGTTTTATTTCCTCAATCGTGAGAGTCAGGTCTGCCATGTTAGCAGGTATTCCTCTCACACCTACAAACCTTATTTTAAAACTATAGTTAGACTGATCCTCAACAACCTCAACTTCACCATTACTGAAAGATGCTGCAGTGTCTATGATCATCTGCTTAGTTACTGTTCCAATACCCCTTATTTTCGCTCTAATACGTTCTCGCCGGAATTCATCTGACTTGTTTACATCAACCTGTATTCCGTATATTTCTTCATACCTGGACAATAAAGCTGAAGCTGTATTAACAAAGCACTCATCAATCGTCTCATCAAGTTTTCCGGCAAGAGTGTTTATATTAGTACTCAGGATTCCCTGAAGTTCTTCCATGGTAATATTACCCTTATAATAATCCGGAAGTAATGTTATGAGGTCCAACTATACCACCTCCGTAAGAGCGATTGTTCCGGCAATCGGCATTTCCTCATTGCCTATTGTTATGTTTGCCGTACCACCGTTGACAAGCAGGGAATTGTAATCCTGCACTCCTGCTGTTGCCAGTAATATACTGCCTATTTTCGCATAGCTTACGCTGTAAGTCTCAAATACTGTGTCTTTCAGATATTCCGTCAATGCTGCTATAAAAGCTGTTTGTACATTAGCTAAAAGCTGGGTGCCGTCAAGCACTACATTAGCTGTAACACCGATTGTCTGACTTGTAGGACTGCCAACGGTAACTGCGGCACCTATGGGTCTTACTGTTTCAATATATGCCGCTACTGTTGTAGGCAATGCCGCGTCAATAGACATATTACTGTCTACAACCAGGACCTTCACAGTTCCTGCACCATTCCATAGCGGAAATACTTTTGCGTCCCCTACTCCTGGTACTTCCAAAGCCCATTCTTTATAATTGTCAGCATTTCCTGATGTGCTTGGTGACTGTATTTGAGAGTAGAATCTGGCACGTAGGTTGTCATCTGTTTCTTCATCGGCTCCAGAGATAAGTATAGAGGTTAAAGTTGCTGTAATGCCGGCTACATTATCAATATTATCCAAGGTTCCGGAATACTGATTGCCTATCATGCCAAGCTGCTCACATTGAGCTTTATAAACATTTGCTGAAATCAGTTCAGTAACTACATAAGTTGTATCAGCCAAGCCCCACCTTGTACCTATTGTGACAACACCGGTTGTGTTAATCTGTCTTACTGCATAAGTTGCTACTTTTCTTGTAATACCATAGTCAGCAACAACTCTATCGAGATATTCCCCCACTGCAGTATCGCCGCTTACCAGGTCTATAAAGTTATTTAGTAAAAAATATGTTTGTGCCAATTGATAAGCACAAGGCGCCAGCGCATCATATATGATTGAGCCTTCACGCTTGTCAACATCACTTGTAACCCTGTTTAACATATCAGCAAGAATATTTTCATATATCATTGTTTCGAACATTATACGTTCACTTCCTTCGTTATCTCTATTTCGCCATAGATACTTACCACATCAAATGTGCATAGCGCTTCATCACCTGTGATGGTGAATTTAAAGTTCTCGACACTTGTAATCCGGCTATCCTGGAGTAAGCAATTCTTAATTCTTCTTTTAAGTTCGACCTTTACATATGCAGGATCTCTGCCAATCAGACTTTCAAGCTCAATTCCGAAGTTAAACGAATAAATCGGAAATTCATATTTTTCAGTACTAAGCACTTTATATATATATTGTTCCAGGGCTCCTAAATCGTCTGTAAAGCCTTGAATGTTTGTTTCTGATAATTTATACGTTCTAGTTTGTTCAATCGTATCCTGAATGGTTAATTCGACATCTATTAATCCTTTTGGTATCATTCAGATATCACCTCCAGGATAAAGAATTGCTGTCCGCCATGATTTCTTAAGAGTCTTACTCTACGGCCAACAACCAATGAACTTTTCAAGTTACCATAAACAAGCTCCAAAGGTATCGTAAGTTTGTTGCTCACCTTAATTCCTTCACTTGTCACGGTACCAATAAAAAAACTACATAGCTTTTCATTGCTTAGGTAGTTTTGTACTATGGTTTTAATCTCATTTATCAAATTGCCACCTCCACAGTCATTGTGTGAACAGGTAAAAATTCATGTGTTACTGACTTAACCAGGAGCCTCTTATTAAGACCCACATCTTCAATTGATGCGTAAAAACTTGTGCCGGCTCTTACTCTTGTGTCACCTAGGCAATTCAAAGTCAATATTTCTGTTTCTCTATTGTAAAGGCTTAGTAACATGTCCGCTTTTGCTTTTGCCTGCGATGGATTGCCATTCTTATCAAGCACTTCAAAATACTGCAGCAGTCCGAATTTACCAATAGAAGTGTTGTCCTTTGATATATAGACATCGCGTTGTCCTGTTGTTTCGTTGTCACTAACAAGCTTTATAACGTTGTAGAAATCATCGTCTATTGACTTTTGGTATTCATAGTCATAGCACAAACTTTCATCGCCCAGAACTAAATCCAGCTTTAAGTCCTCAAGGTCCCTTATAGCCACGCTTCCGAACTCGTCTCGAAGGGCGTACCATTTACCTTTATTCATGAGTGTATCGCTAAGAGCCTTGTAAATAATATCAAGCCAGGTCTTGTCATCCTGGACACTGGTAGCAAGCTTATATATCGTGTCGGTTAATAATCCAATCGACAATTCGAAATAATTGCACATTTTCCTAACAAGTGTAGTCACTGTGTCATTTTTTACCACTATAGTGTCCTTTGCCTTGCAGTATCTAAGTTGATCATAGGCTGTCACTGAAATTTCTTTTCTTTTGTTCTGGCCATGTTTAAAAGTATAGCCATAAAAGATATTATCGTCATTATATTTGAACCTTATAACGCTGCCATTTTCAAGCCTTAAATTATCATCAACATAGGAAAACTCAAACTTGCTGCAGCCGTCATTTAGCTTATCTGTAAATGAAATGGACTTCGCGAGTTCGCTTATTTCATATATCCTGTCAGTCTCAACTAAAAACTCCATCATGATGGAATCACCAACTTCTGCCCTGGATAAATCAGGTTAGGGTTTTTTATGCTGTTTGCGGTGACAATTTTATTGTACTTTGAGCCGTCACCATAGTATTTCTTTGCAATTGCCCAGAGGCTGTCTCCGCTTACTACTGTATAGCTACCTGTGCTTTTTGGATTTACTGCAACAGGCACCTCAACTTTTGCTGTACTTGCTATTGCAGTTCCGGATTGCTGTACCACAACAGACTTTTTACCGTATTTCTTGTATTCAAGCAGTTTGAAGCTGATATACTTGTCACCCTCTTCTCCTGCCTTTTCAACTTCTTTTACCTCTTCGATAAGAACAAGTGAATTGATATCATCACCAATACCATTACTTGCAATAAACCTAACATGTGCCAGGTCGTTTCTCCACTTGCTGAATAAATTCAAATAGTAATCTGAATCCTTGAAGTTTCCGGAGGTCTCAACGTAATGCAATGCTTCATGGGGGAACTCAACTTCAAAATTGTACTCTGTCAGTTCCATATGTGTTGGTATGGCTATCTGTCCAAGCTTTAATATTTGATACCTTTCTATAGCTTGAACAGAGTTTTTGTTCAACTCTTCAGGATTAACCGGGAGTCTATATGTTTTGTTATCATAATCGAAATATATAGCATAATTAGACATCATAAACCCCCTCTGCAGCTGTTGCAATTTCTTCCTGAAGTATTAATTTAAGCCTACCCACTACTTTGTTAACATCAGCTTCCTCATGTACATCACCAAACTGGACCATTATACTAGGAGCCAATGTCGCCGTACTGAATTTGTTTATGTAGTCCCTTTCAGCAATATCTCTCAGATACTGTATGCTTTCGTCAGACATGTCTACTTCAACTGATCCGTTTGCTCCGGTTCCTTCTACTGTCACCGGATTATTTGATGTGCCAAAGTCAGCCATGTCAAAACTTGACGCCCCTTTATCCAATGCTGCCTGAGCATCAGCAATTTTAGACTGTCTTAAACTTGAATTCAGATTTGTATCATACTTCATATTTTTTAATATGTCAGCTCTTCCTGCCTTGCTAGCCTCATATTCAATCTTTGCGGTAGCCCCAAATGTAACATTATCGATGGTGTCAAAGGCAATTCCAGGGATTTTATTGGCAGCTTTTATAAATTCATTAATAAGATCTATTCCGCCGTTTACCATCTCCTGTGTCGTGCTCAAGAAGTCCGCTTTCATTCCTTCAGCAAAATCAACAATCGCAAAAGTTGCTGTAGCAAAACCGATACCTAACCAATCAAGACTTGTAAGTATCTTATCAACCGCAATCTGCCAAGCTATATCAATACCTCCTACAGACTGTACCCACTTGGCAATTACTGCGACAATAACACCTATCAAAAGTGCAATCCACATTAAAGGATTAGAAAGTAATGAAGCCTTCAATCCATCGTTTGCAATCTTAGCCGCTATTTCTTGAGCTTTCAGTATTCCAAGTCCTAAAGCATAGGCGCCTACAGCTATGGCTGCACCATAAAATATTGGTTCCAGGTCATCCCAATTGTCACCTATCCACTGAGCCCCCTCCGCAATCTTTTGAATAACCTGAAGAAATTTTTGCAGTAGCGTATTTTGTATAACTGTCCATGCCTGGCTGAATGTCATCGGTATTTCAGCAAACTTAGCATTTACTTCATCTGCCGCGCTGAACATTGCTGTCTTTATTACATTTGATGTAATAAGACCATCAGATGCCATCTCCCTTAGTTCACCGGTTGACTTACCCAAACTCTTAGCTATTGCCTGTGCAAGCATAGGCGCATTTTCCATAATGGACCTAAATTCATCTCCTTGAAGTCTGCCTGCGGCCATTGCCTGGGTCAACTGATACATAGCATTAGTAGACTCACTTAATGAAGATCCTGACACTTTGGCCATCTTCTGGAATGTCTCCGTAAAAGCTACTATTTCATCGTTACTGTTAAATGCATCTCCAGCCAAGAGCCCAAGCTTAGCAACTGATGAGGCTGTACTTGCATATTCGCCTCTTGCACGCTGAGCTGATGCAAATATCTTATCTTGCAGCTCTGCAGTTGTCTGAAGCCCGTCATTAACCAAATCAAGCCTTGCAGATGTGAGTGTCATTTCATCGGCAAGATTCAAAGTCTTCTGAACTGCCGCAAGGCTGACAACTGTCCCGACCAACTTACCAAGTCCCGAACTTGCTAAGCTCGCATTCTTGTTCATTCCATTTAACTTATTATTAAATGCGTCAGCACTCTTGCTGGCTCCCATGAGCTTGGTTGAAGCAGCATCTGTCTTAGCCATTACCTTATCTACTGTTCTTGAATAGCCGTCAGTCAGTTTGAATATAGAGTTCAACGTTGCCATTATCGCCTACCTCCTTTCGCTTTATTTACTTGTTTTTTCTCTTCCTCTACCCTCAGCTGAGTGCTTGCATATAGAAAAGCTTTTTCTTTTTCACTCATGTTTGCAATAACTGAAGGCAGTATGTGTAACTTTTGAAGTGCAAAATGAGCCAGATTAAACTCAGGATCATTTTGCTTTATTCGTTTTTTATTTCTTCAATATCCTCATTTATGTCATCATCCAATCCGGATAATTCAGTAACTGCCTGTGAAAGAGTCGCAAACTCTCCTATGTTGAGCATAACCCCCAATAACGATGTTTCTCCCAGCACTCCATAAGCGTTCTGCAGCTCTGCGTTTTTCAAGTCTGGAAATATGACAGCACTTGCAACAAGCGCATGTGAATATTCAGTTCTGTCTAGTCTTTCCTGGCCTGTTTTCTTATCTGTCTTGGTATATTTCTTGATTAACTGAGCATTCTCTTTTTCAGATATTGGCCTGATTACAAAAGGGACGGACTTGCCATCTTCAACAAATCTATTTGAAACTACTACTTCTTTATTTTCAATTTTTACTGGGTTTAAAAATGCTTTTAATGAACTCATTTAATTTACCTCTTTCTGTTAATATTAAAAAGGGAGCTCGCGCTCCCGATTATCTGTAATTTTCCGGCAAAACAAAACTTTCAAGGTTTTCAATTCCGTCATAGGTAAAGTCGCTGTCAAAAGTAATCGGATCGTCCGACTCTTCCACTGCCGCAACAGGAATGTTGTTAAAAATTACATTTGTCATAACCACTTCCTGTCTTCCGGTGGTTGACTGCGCGTCTTCGTTTACTACCTGCAGCTTAATAGGACTTCTCACTCCATTTTTTAGGAATGCTATGGCATGATTAAGCTGTTGGCTATTCATGAAATATAATGTTGCGGAGCCGGTCCCTGTTGCCCCTACGACTTTATGTTGAGTCATCTTATTGCCCAGCATACGTCTTGCTTGGGCAATCAATTCAAGCTGAGCCCTAAGGCTCTGTGTTTCAAACAGTTCTCTATTGGCACCATCCATTGTTACATAGGCTTTGCCTTCACTTGAAGCAACGGTATCGCTTAATTGTACGTAATTATCCATATTTTGATCCTCCTTTCTTATGACAAGTTAACAGTGATGTAAATCTTTTCAACACTGTCAACCGGCTGAATATAGCAATCAATTAAAACTGCATCAGAAGTAATTCCTGCTGTTACAGCTACGTCTTCAGGAGTAAACTCCTGTATAGCTCCAAGTCTTTGGAGTTCATTGAAATATTCAATCAATGAAGCTCTTAAAAGAGATCTTCCATCAGCATTGTTGTTTACTTTACCAATGTAATTCGATTCAAATATTTCAGTGATGTCATTGTTAATACCGTCTATTGTTCTTATTACACGGTTCTTCTTGAACATTACTCCCTTATCAACTGTTATAGTAGTCAAAGAGTTAATGTCATATACAGCTGACACGTTCTGGGCTGTATCAACTTTGAAAATGAATTTGCCGGCTGTTATTGCCGCTTCCATCTCTGTCTTTGTCATTCTTGGAGACACGTCAATAGCACCTATATACTTTTTGCCCGTATTAGACTGATATATGTTTGCCCCTGCTGTAGCTCCGGCTACCCATGCTGCTGTCTGGGCTGATGTCAATGTTGTTCCATCGGATAATTTTACACCTTGTGCAACATTGATGATTGCTTCACTGTCTGCAACATAGTCTGCCAACACGCTTTGAATTTTAATTCCTTCATCATCACGCATTGATTCAATCCATGTAGCAATAGACAGTTGATTAGCTGCATATGTTGCTGCTGGATACGGATAGCAAATAACGTTAAAGTCAACAGTTTTCAATGCTGCCAAAGCCGTAGTTATTACTCCGGCAGTGTGAGCTGCTCCCAGGTTGTAAAGTATAACTTTACTTGCGTTTTTCAGTATTTCATTTACAAGCAGTTTATCGGCATCCGTAACACCATCGGGATATTCGCTTACATTAGTTGGTGTAATTTCGTACATTTCTCCGGCAGCTCCAACGCTAACTTCCTGCAATAAAACCACTATTCCCCTATCACCAAGGGTAATAGACAATGGTGCATTGGTAAGAAAATTAAAGTAGGCTCCTGGAAGCACTTTATTTTGACTGGTCCATGTTCCACCCATATTTTCACTCCTTTATATATTCGTATTTGTTGTTTCTGTTTGCATTGGTACTCCAATTTCAGTTTTGATTTCAGAGTAATTAACATCAAATGTGAAATGCAGCACATTGTCAGTTGTAATTGTCTTTTTATTTAGCACCCTAAATGTCCCAATTAGGTCGAACATCCTTAGCAAATTAAGCTGTACGCTTTGACAATCTGTATTTATCTCCGCTTTTGATTTGTCGCTTAAGTAGGCAACGTCAAAAGACAGCCTGCTTTTATATATGACATTCAACCTTTTGCCATAATCATGATCTGTAAGAGTGATTAAAAAAGAAGGTTTACTAAACCCCTGAGGAACATCTTCATCATAAATTGTAGCACCTGGATAAATCTCCAAAAGCTTGTTTACTATTGCCTGCTTAACACTACTTATCATGTCGTTTATTCACCCTTTCCACTTCTTTTTTAAACTCTCTTACCAGAGCCTTGTCTACCTTGTTAATTGCTTTTTCAAGCATAAATTGTCCTTTTACCCATCCGATTGTTTCACCGGATCTATTCACAATTCTGTGGCCGTAGTTTACATATGAGCTGTAGTCCATGCTGTTTACTAATACCTTTGTTACCCCCTTCGTGGATTTAACTGCAGGAGTAGATCTCCAGCTTTTCTTCATCCACCCCGTGACTGTATTGGTATTACTCTTGGCATCAGCAACACCCTCATTTACAGCCCTATTCAATACTTTGACATCAATGTCTACAATATCACCAAGCATGGCTTCAAGCTCTTTTCTAAACTTCTTGATAGCAGCCTGATTATACTTTTGATTACTGTTCATGCTGTATCATCTCGCTTAGCACTGAATTCCTGATGGCTTTTGTACGGAATTCCTTCTCCAACGTCAAGTGTTCTCGTCTTTCCGTCTTTCATCGTGACAATTATACGGTCTCCCTCTTTTAAATCGGTTTCTAAAGCACAAAATAATGTATAGGAGTTAATTATCGATGGGGCACCTTCCGTGCCTGTATCAGCCAATTTGGGTTTGCTAAGGTGACACTTGACATCACTGTATAGTGGCACAGCAGGAAGTGTATTCTTGGTAATGCCATTAACTATGGATTTTTCCCATCTATAAACTGACATCTTATCTTTCCAAAGTCTCTCTAAGGCACTCATTTTCGCGTCCTCCTGAAAGTTTTAAGATTGCTTTTATCGCTGTCAGAAAGGCCGTAAATTGTCTCTTTTGAGTTATTCAAATCGACATTATATGTTATTTTGGTATCACCTTCATCAATTGATTTAACATCGAATACTGCTGTCGTACCGTTCTCAGTTTCATAGTTTATTATAGACTTAACTTTCTTCCGGATAAACGGCTCCAGCTCTGCCGGTATTTCAACCTGGGCATAAACTTCTTCAAGTGTTATTTCCTGCATAGCAGCCAGAACTTCAAGAGGGTATTTTGTCAGATTGCAATAATTCATAACATTTTGAATAACGTCCTCGATTATTAAATCTTTGTCATTAATACTCAGGTTGCTTTTTACTTTTGCAATTAAAGCATTTATAAGCACTGTATCAACTCCTTAAAAAAGGGAGCTGACTACTCAGCACCCTCTAAATTTTTATTTTCTTCGCCTTCTCCATGATCATCAGCTGCTGCTTCGTCCGCATTCTTAATTGCTTCAAGAAGTTTGGCTTTTGTCATATTGTCAAAGCCCTCAATGCCTTTTTCCTTGGCGATTTCCTTTAAATCTGCAACCTTCATTTCTGCTAAACTTTTAGGTTTAGTCTTTTCGAGTTCAAGAAGCCTTGCGGCTTCTTGTTCACGTCTCAATCTTTGAAATGCTGTAGCACTCATCTATAGCACCTCCAATTAAGCTATTTTATGCTTGAACTGTACTATACGAATGTTCTTGTTCTCGTATTTTCTTGTCCAGTTTGCTATAGCAGCCAATTCTGCGTTTGTCGGAGAAGCCCCAGCAACAGATGTACTTGTGAATGCAATTCCTCTTGGATGCAGTATGAAGTGTCTACGGTTGATCAGTATGTCATCCCCAGCAAGGCTGTCTCTATCTGTTTCAGTAGGAACCGGAGCAGATCCTTCGCCTCTACCAACAGCACCTTGTCCAAACAAGTAAGTTGTATATACACCAGCTGCTACCGGGCAGCCGTCATCAACAATTACTTTCTTGTTCATATATGTTGGGAACTCAACAACTCCCTGTGAATTTGGAATGTAGCTGATTAAGTTCAGCTTCTCAAGGTATGTGAAAACAGCTGAGTGCATTACAACAGCTGTCAACTTGTCGCTATTGTCCCCGAGTTTATTCTTAGCTTCAATGAATGTTTCACCGCTTATTAGCTGATCAGCTGCAACAGCTTCAGCTGAAATGTCAAGCACATTGCCTGTCATGTTGGCTGCGCCCATAGCGCCGGTTAAAGTATTGATTAAGGTTTTCTGTTCCATTCTTGCCCAATAAGCAGCAACCAGGTCGCCTATGGCTCTCATAGGATCATCTCCTGATAAAGCTTTTGCCAGGTCGTTAGCTGCCCAGGCTTTCCCTCTCATGAGCAATACTGCTACGTCCTGTCCAGCTGTAATCTTACCAGGTGTAAGAGCTGAACTATCCGACAACACTTCGTCCTCTCCGGTCAAATCATCCCAGTAGGGCATATTGATTAATTTACCGCCGCTTGAAGCAAGTCTATCAAGCTCTGCATTAGGTACTACAATACCACTTTGCACAAGTGCAGATAATTCTGCAGTTCTTTGAATCACGTAAGGGTTAAACACCTCAGGAACTATAATGTCCGCTATTCTTGTTGGCATATTTTATTTACCTCTCTTTTTCTGAATTTTAATTTTTATACACTAGCCTTTAGCTGTGCTGCAAGCTCCGGATTTTCTTTTAAAATCTTAGCTTGCTGTGTTAAATTGAAATGCTCTTTACTCCAAGGATTCTTTCCTCCGGGAGGAGTTTTATCTTTATTCTCTGGGTCTCTCCCCTTTACAGGCGGTACAAATAAATCCTTGTAAGTTTCTTTGATTGTTGTAAGCTGCTCATCAATACCTAGTACTGTTCCGTCTGCTGCTATTGATAACTTTGTCTTATCAAATTTAGTTGACAGTAGGTCCGGATATTTAGTATCAGTCAGCTTAGCCTGGATTGCAGAATTAATATTAATCTCTTTTATTTTATTTTCATATTCTGTCTTTGTAGCTGTGTTTGCATCCTGCAGCTCTTTGATAGTCTTTTCGAGCTCCTCATTGCCTTTAACCTTTTTATTAAGTTCCGTCAACTGAGTATCTCTATCTTTAATCTGTTTTTCCAGGTCTTTCTTTGTTTCATTTACTTCATCAAATCTTGTCTTAGGAATAAATCCCTTCAACTCTTCCAATGAAGCCTGTTCAACTTTTAAAGCCACAGCTTCTTCAAGTCCTAATGCTATTAATTCTTCTTTTTTCATTTTCTTTCGTCCTTTCAAATACATTATTTTTTCGTGGTTCAGTCCACGTTATTTGTCTTATCAGTTAACGTCCGTAATACCAAAGTGACGAATTTTAAACATAAAAATAAGACCTTTAACCCAAGTCTTAAGGGAGATAAGAGGATCACCTAACCTTTCTGTAGAATATTCTTCATGATAAGTTAATGCCACGTCCTATTTTGTATTAAAAAAGCACCTATTTTCATAGATGCTAAAACATTCTTTCAATTAATATGTCATATAAAGTATGATCTAGTTTTAATAAGCTTTTCTTACCATCTTTAAACTGTATTGCTACTTGGTAAATACCTTTTTCCTTTGCACTAAGTCCACCAGCCAACATCCCAACCGGACCAAGTAAAGCCCCACCAACTATACCCCTTACTGCTCCGCTTGCAGCTGATTTTCTGTGTTCATCTGTTATAAGTTCATAGGATTCTACAGTTTCCTTATCTACTTTTACTTTTTTAAAACCTCTATTCAAAGTCATACCTTTAAATCCGGCACTTACTTGCCATCCTAAATAGTCTCCTGCAACAACTAAACTCATCATAATATATTACCTCCCTTTTGGTAATATTATAATGTTATATACAAATTATGTAAATATTAATATATAAAAATACCACCTATCGTTATGATAGATGGCTCACTCTTCTAGTACAGAAAAAACATAATCACTCAATTTTTCAAGTCGTTTTCCGATATTATTTATATTATAATTTTTATCCATACCCTTTGATACAACTAACTCATTAAGCCAGTCATATAAATCAACTTCCGTATTTTCATCGTCTATTATAATATCATCATTTTGTATTGTTGTAACAGATATAAGTGCTTTCTGCTCTTCTTCTTCTAGTAAGGTGAAGAAGAAATCATAATCATTTTTACTGAATTTTAGCATCTTTATCTCTCCTATCTATTAACCTTTTTGCATATTTTGTACTTGTAGGATTTACCTGAATAACAACGCCTGTATCTGGATTTATAGAAACCGTTGCTTTTTCACCTATATATTTTTGACTTAACCTACCTTTTTCATCTGCTTTTATTTTACCAACCTTTAAAGGATTTATCAATGCTTCTTTTGCGTTAATAGCAGATACTTTTCTTTCAATAGCCCTATCAACCGCATGGTTTGAAATACTCTTAATTTTAATATTCTCACTTGATATAGCGCCTATTATAGCATCGTATTCGAATTTAATCTCACCAATGATGTACTTATCGTACCAATCTTTATATTTCATATAAGCCGGTACTTTATAAGATTTTCCGTCGCTCGACCTTGCCACTCTTGTCTCTCGCTCCATGTCATCATAGTAGGGTATAGTCGTTGTCCTGCAAAACTGATGATAAGGAGGATAATTTTCACCAACAACTGCTTCATTGATGTTGTAGATCTCTCCGTCTTCATCCTGGCATATTTCTGAAGTTTTGTCGTCTAAAGTTGCAAGTATCTCATACTTTTCAACTCCATCCTGCTTATAAGCTTCCAGGGAACCTTGTTCTGCAATAAATGCACCTTCTGTATGAAGGAGCCTATATGCTTCAAATTCTCTAACATCAAATTTTTTAGCAAAATCATAACTCATTGCTGCTGGATTCTTGCCAGTAACAATCATTGTCGTTATGTTCTCCCTCAGCTGCTGGAGCATATAATCTTTCTGTCTCCATAGCCTGTCGGAGAAGTTTGCACCGTTGAACGGATAGTTTATTAACTCTTCCACAGCTTTTGCATTTATCTGTGCAAATTCTTGATGGAATCCACTGTACACATCAATATTATACCAGGTTCTATAATAGCTTTCAGAATAAACCTCTTTCAGTAGGTCCTCACCTTTTACCTGGTATTCAATTGCATACAGCTGCTGAAGTATTGCATCAATTTGTTTTTCCAAAGCCTGGTACCTTGTTATTCTGGCCCGGATGGACATGTTGTTTAGTTCTTGATTGTACTTATTCATGTTCTCCTTAGCCAGAGCTATGAACGCATTTAGGCCTCTGATTTCTTCCTGCCTTAACATCTGATGAGCCGTAGCCCATGAAACTTTATTCTCTTTTGCATACTTACCGTAAAACTCATTGATGACTTGCTGTACTTCTTTCTTCGCCTGTTCAAACGACTTTTTCAGTTCTTTATAGTAAGCATTAACTTGCTTTTCTCCTGCAAGAAATTTCTGTTCCTGACGTTTCTGCCAATATAATTTATCATCTTTATTCAAGGTTTATCACCTACTCTTCAATATTGCCTGTGCCGCCAAGAAGCTCAACTTCATTTGTTTTATTTTCCTCTTCAATTTGCTCGATCTCATCTTCAACATTGTCAACCCATGGGTGGTTTGTGATGATTGTCTTATCAGAAATAACACCTTTACTGTTTGCGCAATCTTCAATTGCCTGAGATTCATTAATAGCAATATCACGATTGAAAACTATATTTATTTCAGCATTTGAAGTTGATTGCTTTGTTATTTCCAGGTACTTATTAACAAAATAAAGAAGTTGTTCGAATGCCCATTTGAAGCTGTCTTCCAGAGCATTACATTTTAAGTCAAGTCCGGAGTAAATGAACTTAAGAGCAATACCAGAAGGACTGTTACCGAATTTGTCTGAGTTCTTGTCCACACCCTGACCAAAGTCAAATATATCTTTCTTAAGTTGCTGGAAGTGCTTCTCTGCGGCATCAATATTTATTGTTGTTTCAATCTTATCAAGTCCAGCATTCTCATCGGCATCTAACTTCACAGCTCTGTAATAAGATAAATCTCTCATGAATTCGGAAAGATTTTCTCCACCATATCCGCGTAGTGCCATTATAAAGTTTTTAATATCTTCAATGTCATTTGAAACATCAGACCTTGTTTTATCATAATCATCAACCAAAGTCTTTATAAACTGAAGATCTGGCAACTCAAAATCATTGTTCTTGAATGGTATGAATGGAACCTTCTCCCAGCTTCCTGACTCACTGCCAATTATGAAATGCGGTATTATGTTGCTTTCGTATTCATCATTAAGATACATCTCAGCATCAAGTATAACCTGGCCATTTCCATCAAGCATGTAATATGTAACACCTTCGACCGTATGGTACTCTATCTTTGTTACGTACTTTCTCTCTTTGCCTTCGTAGACCTCAACGTCATAATACCTGATAAAAGCTTCAAGATCTTCATGATCGTTGTCAATCCATATTGGTATACACTGTTCCGAAGACAATTTCATTGTTTTAAACTTTCCTACAGTATTTATGTATGGATGCAGCCAAGCGATTCCTTTATTGCTAGCTTCTGTTCCTAACTGAATAAATTTTTTCTGAAATCTCTTGCCAAGAATGTCTTGAACAGTCTTCAGATAGGTTTCATCTTTGCATTCTAATGAATATGGCTTAACGAGAAGATAGTTCACTTTATCGTCAACCAGGGTATGCATGAATCCATGAGCCAGCTTGTTGTTTGTTTTCGTGTCATCCTCAACCGGTTGTTCGTTCTCATAACGATACATTTTACGATTGAGAACATCATTTTCAACTATGTAATATTTCTCACCTTTAACCATGAGCTGACGCTCTTTGGATGTGTTAAAATCATCCAGGTAGATTTTTATAAGTTCTTCTCTAGTTAGTATGTTAACATCATTTTTTATCACTTTCTCACCTCTTTACTTGAATACTTCCATGCCCTTTTTATCTATATTTTCCGCAATTCCTGTTGTTGCATCAGGACCGTCATCGTGTGGGTTCTTACCTTCCTTTTGATACTTAGACATGGCTGAATGATAATCCGGCCATTTATCACGCCAATTAACGGGAAAATAAATATGGTCCATAACCCAGGTGCTGTTTGAAAGAATCCTAGCGATCTTATTTTTACTTTGATGAAACCACTTCACTCTTGTTTTATTGCTGCGATATATATCTTTAAGTATTCGCTCAACTGCTCTAGCAAAGCCACGTCCTCCATTGTTTGATTCTATATCGGCGATATTAACACCAAATTCATATAACCTTTTGGCTGTTTCTTTTTCAGTGACTTCCATAGGATCCTTTGTATAGTATACATCCAGAACGTAGGCTTCTTTGTGATAAACACCATAAATAATATTACATAAATAATCGGAGCCTTCATCCGCTGTATCGCAATATGCCTTAATTGTTGTAAATAATAAGTTGCCTTTTTCATCCATGGGCAGCTTCGTATAAGTCTTAAAGCTTGTATATAATCGACCTTTGATGTCAATCGGTTCCTGCTGGTAGTTAGCGCTGAATATGTCAAGTCCCATGGCTTTTTTCTTATTCTCAGCTGATCTGCGTGAGAGTATTTCAGGACAAAGCATTGTTCCGTCGTCTTGGATTGCTTTCATGGTTATGTGCTTAATCTTCGCCCCAACTTCAGTAAAGTGCTTTAACGCTCTTCCAGCAAGATCATCACTGTGCCACCTGGTCATTACAATGAGTATCTTGCCACCTTCTTCAAGACGTGACAGCATTGTATTAGTAAACCATTCCCAGTGCTTTTCAAGCACATCTGCGTTGTTTGCTTCCAAAGCTGATTTAATTAAGTCATCTATGATCATCAGTGAACAACCAAATCCTGTTGCAGTACCTGTTGGAGATGTGGCCAGGTAATTATTATAACCACCTTCAAGGGACCATAAGTTCATGGCACCGTCGCCGCGTTTTATCTTTGTTTCCGGGAAGATGTCAGAATAAACAATCTTATCCTCATCTGCTTTTTCTTCCTGGATATTATTTCTAACACTCTTTGAAAACATGGTTGACAGTGTTTCATTGTACGAGCCGGTCATAATCTTTTCTTCCAGATGATTCCCCAGGATCCATTCAACAAACAGCCCTGCCGTTCTTGACTTACCATGTCGAGGCGGAAGATTGATTATACCAACTTCATCATCGGATTCATAAAATTCCTGAAGATCATTGCAGAATTCTTTCAGGAAATTTCTATTTTCTTTATAAAAATCGGGCGCCTTAATATTGCAATAATAAAAGAACTCACGTCTTGCAAGTTCTAAAGTAAATTGTTTTTCTAATTCAGGTGTCATTTCTTCCCCAACGCCTTTTTAATATCTTCTGTTGAAATTCCTTCAAATGGATTATTAATTTGCCCTGAGTGTTCTATTTGTTGTTTGTCTCTCCATAAATCAGGTCTTCTATTCTTTAACCAAAATATCTGTGCTGTTGTATCCGGAATAACTTCTTTTATTGTTGTAGTAACCTTTTTACCGTCTTTTTTACTTACTTCAGTTTTCGTTTCAACATAGGCATATCCTAAAGCACGTTTTAGCAATGCATTCTCAACTTCGATATCAACAATATCTTTTCCCCTTTTTAAGGACTCCGAAATCTCCGAATACTTTTTCTTCCACTCATAAAGTGTTGATGCTCTAATACCCATATTTAATGCTATTTGCTCATCAGTTAAACCGTTTCTTGCCCATGCTTCAAGCTTCAGCAAGCCTTCAGGTGTTAACCAATATTCATACTTGCCTTTGGCCATCCAGCTCACCTGCCTTTTATTAAAAAATACCCGCCCCTACTCCTATGCAGTTTAGTTTCACGATCTGCATCATCACAAAATAAAAAAGCAACAGATTAATTTCTGCTACTTTTGAGTTCCTTAATAGTTTTCTAATAAGTTTATTCATTTCTACAAAAACAATAAGTCTTCTTTTTCAAATCTGATTTCTTCCTCAATTTCATTTTTTATATTTAAGCATTCATTATAATCAAAGACTATTGGGGGGTTCCTTTTCAATGGCCTGCTTAAGATAACGAAATTGTTAACCAGTCCAAATACATTTTCATTATTTAATATATTCTCTCTATCGTCATTTATACAGTATTCACCTTCAGGTATCTCATCAACTAAGTGTACCTCTTTGCTATCAATATTATTTCGATTATATTTTTTAACAATAGAAGATTGTTTACCAAATAACAACTTTAATATTACAGAACCTATATAGTTTTCAACAACACCTAAACAAAGTCCTGAAGAGTGAATAGCTGCAATACAATGTTTCTGACTAAATGATTTCCATTCTTTAAAAAATTCATCGAATTCTAATTTTGGAATGTCGCTAATATCCACTTTTCTTATATAATTTTCCCTATAAATAAAATTAATACTTTTTCTTATATCCAAATCAGTCGAATTATATTTACTGTAAATACTATCAGTATAAGAGTTATTATAATATTGAATATAATCTTTTATGATTGGATAAATAATTGTTTTCCTAAATTCCTTATAATCTATATCATAACAAAAGTCTAATACATTATAATATCCATCAACACTATTACTATTTATCATTTGGGTTAAGTAAGTACTCTCTTTTTCTTTGGCATCAATACAAATATAATTCGCAGCAAAATATTCTTGAAAAGATTTATGTATCCACTTATATTCAATTCCTTCTTTAACAAATAATGGAACGGAATTAACCATATCATAAACAAAATCATTTTCTGAAAAATTAATTCCTATAGCTAACTTTTTGCATTTCTTTAAAAAATTAATGATCTCATCCTTTGAATAACTTATACCTACCTTCAAAGTTAAGAAGCCTAATATTTTCATTATAGTGTAAAAATCTTCTATATCTAATTTGCTTCTTTTTTCATGAACATATGCACTTCCTTTGCTTCTGTCATGATCCTCAAACAGTGCATCGTAAACTTGCCTATAAAATATATTCTTTTTGTAAGGAATACTCGCTTTATATTCAAATGCTTTATATAGTAAAGAAACCATTAATGGATTGGTTAAAAATTCATTAATGATTTTGAGATTCTCTTCAGTTTCTAGCTTATTTATTAATTGCTTTGATAAATCTCCATCATTATCATACTTTTTTATTAAGCTGTATGCCTCTATTTTATTTAATGGTCTTATGTCAAATCTCTGGAAATTGCCAAAACAACTTAGAGAACTTTCTTCTCTTGAAGATATTATAAATAAATTTTTATCAGCTTTGGAAATAAAACTTTGTAAATTATCTGTAACAATACTTTTATTCTCATCTATTATTTCATCATAGCCATCAAAGAAAAAGATAAAATCACCACTTTCTATTAAAGAACATATTTCCTTTTTCTTAAATTCTTTGCTAATTCCATTTATTTCATCCATAATGAAATCAATTATTGAATCGTCTTTACCCAGTTTTCTTAATTCTATTAATATAGGAACACCTTTATTGCATTTTAATGACAAGAGATATAAATACTTAATAATAGTTGACTTACCCATGCCAGCACTATCAATTAATAATATTTTCCCATATTTCGGCATGAAATCGCTTGGAAAAGTATTTATAGATATCATTTCGGCATGTTCTGATCGCTTATCATCATTTTTTATTACTGTCAATGGTATGTATAAATCATTTATTGTTTTTTGTTGGTTTTTAAACACAATAGTATTCATATATAAATGTTTATTATAACTTCTAAAAATATATTCATTAAATTTTTCTTCAAGAGCAATACTATTAGTTAAATTAATGCTTTCCAATTTAGGCTTTATATACATATTTACACAATCTTTTACCAGTTCTGCTACCCCTGTAGTTACTGCTAATTCAATTAATTTATTCAACTAATTTTCCCCCCACTAATCGTAACATTTTACCCCTATTATACCTCTGCAAACATTTCCTTGCAACAATAATTTGACAAAATATTACAAAAGACACCTGCTCTAAATCAGGTGTCTCTAAACTAGGAGGAGTAAAAATTTTATTCTTCACATATAACCATTATAACCATAACACGGATTTATACTCAATTACAATCAACTGATTGAAATAATATCTAAAGCCTTTTCATGCAGCTTATAAGCCCACTGCCACGTATATCCGTTTTTGTAAGCAATCTCTTCCCAGGTTTTACAGTCCAGGTAACGACATTTCATTAATTCTCTAAGCTTCAAATCTTTTATAGCATTTATTGTTGCTTCAATCTCATCCCTTTTTTCAAGAAGCTTGTCTATGTCCTGATTGATTGTCTGCTCTATTTCATTAATTGTCGCGACTCCATCTTCAATTGTATTTGTACGGTTTTTGCTCTTAGGCATGTCCGACAATGTACCAGTAATGTTATAAATTTTACCTTTGCAATCCTCCATATATTTAACTTTTCTGTCAATTTCAGCGTTTAGATATCTATACGCATTTAAGTATTTAATTTTTTCTCTTTGTTCTTCTGTTAGCATATTCCAAGCTCCTTGTTATTATTTTAGGTCTTCCACTTATCTTCATTCACTATTATCCTCTTTTCATTTCAAACTTTCTATTTCTTATACCGGCACTATAACTTTCCATATAGTGCCGGTAATTATTGTTTATTATTTCTTTTTCATCTTTAAATTCTTTATAATAATTACAGCTATCATGACACCCAAGATACCTATTCTTGCAATTTAAACAAGGCACCATTTTGTAATGCTCCTTTGAAATTAGTGTAAAGTTATTTTTCTCTTTAGAAAGAATTATATAGCAGTTAATTAATCCCAAAGTTATATAGAATTTTATTTAATTAAATCTGTCCAAGTTTATCAAGTAAATTAATAATATCTTGTGTATATTTAATAAGCCAAATAGTTTTATCTTCTTCATATTCCTTTTGGTTCTGCCACAATGAGTCTTTATTGAACTCTGGACGCATTACATAGCCGGCATTAGTTTTTATTAACCTAGCTCCTGCACACCTGAAACCATGTAAAATGTATGCAAGTTGCTCATCCACAAGCATTGCAATCATTAAGAAAGTTGTCCACAATTCAGTATCAGGTAAATCTGTTCTTGGATCATCCATGCACATCACTCCAATTCTTCAATCTTGACATAAATACCAGGTCTGTCTGCCCAAAACTTTTCAGTTATCTCCGAAGCAACTAAGCTATCATCAGTCCAATAATTTAAGTCTGTCATAACGTCCTTTAGCATCTTAACCAAGTTATCAGTATCAGGCTTTGTTGTCTTATATGTACCGTTCTGGTGCTTACCGGAAGGGAACAGCCACTTAGTTGTTAGTCTAACAGCTCCAGTATATTTTTCTTTAGGTACATGCTGCCCAAGGTGAGCCATAAGCTTAGTCCTTACTGCTTTAAGTTCAGCTGGTTCATATACTATTGGTTTGTCTTTCACAACCTTGATTTGTTTCTCCTGGTGCGTCTTAGTTGGCGGTATTATCGGCAGAAAAAATTCAGTTGTCATTTATATCTCCATCCTTATTTGCTTTAATTCGTAATTCATCCAAATAACTTCTGTTCTCGGTTTACTTGACTGATCACTGCTTGTAATGACATCCTTTGTCCAGCCCCTATTTTCTAACATTTCCTTATATAATTCAGATTCATATCCTGATATAATCACAGGCCCTGGATGTTGTAGTAATACTTCAAGTAATTCTATGTGGCTCTGCTCATCTAACATTTCATGTGAATACTGTTGCTTTGTATGAGCTGTTCGTGTCTCCATAAGGTACGGAGGATCTGCGTATATCAATACATCCGAAAACTTAAATCTCTCAATCAACTCAATTGCTGGCATGCATTCTATTTGAACTTGTTTTAACCTTTCAGATGCAAGCAATATTCTTTCAGGAAGCTCATTCCAATGCTTCATAGCATATGCTTTTTCTCTACCTTGCACATCATTTTTCCAACCTACTTTGTACTGATTAATACGGTACCCATGACCTTGCCAACATTTCACAAGAAATTGTCTTGCTTTCTCAAAGTCGCAATCCGGTGTATCAGCATAGTACATTTGGTCGTATTCATACCTACTGTATGGTGTAGCTTCAATAATCCTTGCAAGTCTTTCCGAATCTTCTCTTATACATCTAAAGAAGTTAACTACATCATGATTCAGATCATTTACCGTTTCTATATTGCTTAGTGGCTTATTAAATAAAACTGCCAAACTCCCTGCATACGGTTCTAGGTAACTGTGATGTTTCGGGAAGTGTGATATTATCCACTTTGCTATTCTCCATTTGCTTCCAGGGTATTTTAAAATTGCATTTTTAATTTCTATCACCTTTTTTCTTTTTAAAAGTTTCATTTAGTCAAGGATAGGGGAAGGAGTCGTCGTGCGTGAGCTTGACGCACGACTACTTACCCCCTTGACGGGTCGAGCGGAGTGAGGGAAAGGAAAATATATATATTTATATAATGTTTTTTTCTTCCCTAGGGAAAATAACTTAAAACATGTTTTTTTCCGTCTAAAAAGTCAAGGGAAAATAACGTATTTTTTCTTTTTCTCTCTTAGGGAAAATAACTTAATTTATGTTTTTTTCTTCCCTAGGGAAATAGGGAAATTTTATGTTTTTTTCCTTCCGACTTCGCTTTCTTCGACCCAAAATCCACCGTGTTCTTTTATCCGATTTCTTACGGTTTTTTCGGTAACTCCCATATATTCTTTCAAATCGTCAATTGTAACTTTTCCGCTTAGGCTACATGCATCAAATGCTGTTTCAAGAGAAGCCTTCCTATCTTTTTCTTTCTTTTCTTTAGGTTTTCTCTTCTCCATCGCCTTTTGCCACGGCGCCTTTTCACCTTCAGCTTCAACACCTTTTAATACTCCCACTGTATCAACTCTATGAACCGGATATTCAAACCACAGGTTTATAGGAGCAAAACTAGGGAACTCTCTCAAAGTAGCTTCAATACGCCATGCAGTACGCTGGCTTACTGCTTTGTTAGTTTCATTAATTTCTATTTTTACTTTGTCAAAAATCTCTGGTCGTAACAACTTATTGCTTAAATTACCCATTGCCATAGCAGAGCATAAATCATCCTGTGATACTTCTTCTTCCCAATTAGCAACATACTTTTTAATCCATTTTTCATAAACGCCGCACATTGCTTTGTTCACTTCCTGGCTAATCATAGCTTCAGATAAATCTAATTCGATTAAGTCTAGAAGTGCATCAGGGTCACGTGCAAACACTCCTGATCCAGAAGCTCTGTCCATGCTTCGCTTATTACCTTGGCTTCCTTTGCTGTGATGGTGACAATAAATTACTGCCGAACCAAGCTCTGTACAAACCTTATCAAACTGATTTGTAAAGTGAGCCATCTGGTCCGCGCTGTTTTCGTCTCCAGTTATAATCTTGTAAATAGGGTCAATTATTATCGCAATGTAGTTCTTCTTTGCAGCCCTCCTGATGAGCTTAGGCGCAAGTTTATCCATAGGTACTGACTTACCCCTTAAGTTCCATATATCAATGTTCTGCAGGTTGTTTGGTTGCCAACCTAATCCCTCATAAACATCCTTAAACCTATGTAAGCAGCTTGCCCTGTCAAGTTCTAAGTTTACATACATGATCTTTCCCTGAGCACAATTCCAGTTCATCCACTTCTTACCTTCAGCAATTGCACAACATAGCTCTATAAGAGCAAAAGATTTACCCGCTTTACTTGGACCTGCCAATAACATTTTATGTCCTTGTCGAAGTACACCATCTATTAATGACGGAGACAGCTCCGGAAGATTGTCCCATACAGCAGCCATGCTCTCCGGATCAGGAAGATCATCATTTATACCTTCAATCCATTCTTGCCATTCCTTCCAGCTTTCCTTGCCTATATTGGTATCTACCAGGAACTGTTTTTGCCCTTTTCTCATGATACCTGGCATACGACTTAACCTAGAAGGATTTCTATTTTGATTATCAACTTTAAGCCCATTTTTCTTACATACGTTGTAAAGGTAGTCAACGCGTTTCCTGTATTCGTCATAATCGCCTGCATCAATCCTTACAATTGCATGAAGGCTTTTACCACCGCTATGTACCAGACACGCTATAGGCAAATCAAGTTCCCTGTATATTGCGTTTTGTTGGTCAATAGGCATGTCGTCTGACTCAACCAATGCATATCTGAAGTCTGTAACGTTCTCATTCTTAACGCCTTTGCCATCCAGAGGATTGAACCTGATCCAAGCGCCGGCTTCTTCCTTGTAGTCTCCCAGAACGGATCCAATATCACCATCGCAGTTATTAAGCTGCTGAATGAGCTCTCCGGCTGTCCTGTCCCATGCTCCCTTTGTTGGGAGAAATTTACCTTCCTTCTCCCAACTATCTGTTACATAGCCGACATTCTCTGAAGCTTCGAATAATATTTCTAGGTATCTAACAAGTTGACCAACTGGATTCCAATCGTTAGGTTCCTCAATGTCTTTTCCTTCAAGCCAGTTTTTATCAACTATAACCATTTCATCTTTGGAACCTATTATGTCATCCCAGTCTAATTCTTTACTTTCCTTATCGTTTGAATATTGTTTAGGAAGCCATCCCTGGTCCTTAGCCATCTGGACAATAGTGCCGGCTGTAACCGGCTTACTATTGCCCCTGAAGCTGTCCCACTTTTTGAAACATTCACCAGGATGGTACCTTTTTGAGTCTTTGCTGCTCCATGTTTCCCATTCTGAGGCTGTATGTCCATCTTCCTTGAGTGCCATTCCTACATTGACCCATTCCTGGTAATCGAGTAGTGACGGGTCGATATATTCTAATATTTCAATTAAGTCATTCTTATTGTCTACCATCCTATTCCCTCATCATGTTTCACAAATTCAGGTACATACTCATTAGGTTTTATATCTCTTGGTATCTTCCAGCCATTCGCTGCTATCCTATCAATTAGATTTTTAGCAGGTTCAAATTGCCATGTTCCTACATGTTCAAAACCTCTGCTTTCAAGAAATCTTATTTGTCTTGGAGTAGTTAATCCTTCGCTGCGTCTCTTATCAAGTCTTTCAAGCAGCTTTGTTGCTTTGCCGGCATTGTCAATTTCATCCGGGAAAATACCAAGCTTTTCAAGAGTTTTAATCTGTTTATCTGAAGGCGGTCCCATTTCCCAACCAAATGCAGGGACATAACTTGATAAGTCTTCAGCCTGGATGCTCATTTCAAAATGCAAGGGATCTACAAGTTTGCGTTTACGGTTTTTCATTTCTTTAAGTAGTTTGGCCAGTGCTTCTTCTCTCTGCGAAACAACATCCTCAGTAGCTTGCTGCTCAGCTTCTTCTATATCTACAGGGCACCCTGCAACTTCTATATTTTCTGTCATCTTTTGTGCAACTTCTTCATTTTCGCAAATTAGGTGCGCCGGATGACAGAGCTCATGGCGTTCAGTGTGCCAGAGAAAATCAAGTAATAATAAGTGATCTTTACCAGGATTCAATCTTGTCCCACGTCCTACCATTTGACTGTAAAGGCTTCGCAACTTTGTTGGTCTAAGTGCCACTATACAGTCTACTGATGGACAGTCCCAACCTTCTGTAAGAAGCATTGAGTTACACAGAACATTGTATTTACCTGCGTCAAAATCTGCTAAAACTTCAGCCCTGTCCTTGCTGTCTCCGTTTACCTCTGCAGCTTCAAAACCCTTTTCTTGTAATATATTTCTGAACTTTTGGCTTGTCTTTACAAGAGGTAAAAACACAACTGTTTTTCTTTCCAAGCAATACTTGGCCATCTCTTCTGCTATCTGATAAAGATAAGGATCTAATGCTGTTCCTAAGTCACTTGTTTTAAAATCTCCGGCTTGTTGTCCAACACCACTAAGGTCTAATTTAAGCGGAATAGTCTGTGCTTTTATGGGACATAAATAACCTTCTTTGATTGCTTTAGGCAGTGTATACTCATATGCCAGGCTCTCAAAATAAGTACCAAGGTTCTTCATATCTCCACGGTCTGGTGTAGCTGTAACCCCTAATACTTTAGCCTGGTCAAAATAGGATAATACTTTTTGATAGCTCTCTGAAATACAGTGATGTGCCTCATCAACGATTATTGTATTAAAGAAGTTTTTAGGAAACTGTCCGAGACGCTTTTCTCTCATAAGCGTCTGAACAGATCCTACCACCACCCTAAACCAACTCCCTAGGCAGCTATCTTCTGCCTTTTCAACTGCACATCCAAGTCCAGTGGCTTTACTGAGTTTATCTGCTGCCTGGTCGAGAAGCTCTCCACGGTGAGCCATGATTAACACTCGCTCACCGTTTCGAACACAATCCTCAGCAACACCTGAAAAAACAATTGTCTTTCCTGTACCAGTAGGAAGCACCAAAAGTGTTTTTTTGTTTCCCTTATCCCATTCGTTCAGAATTGCTTCTCTGGCAGCCTGCTGATAAGGTCTTAGTTGCATGGCTAAAACCTCCCGGCCTGGAATTTCACATTATTTTCATCTGGCTCATAGAATTTTTTTATTTCATTACCTTCGTAATCTTTACCTTCATATGTCCACTTCTTAATCGCTACTTTTGCTCTTCCTGTAGAACCAACAACAGCATTCCAATTCATTTGTACCTTTTCGCCTTTTTTTCTTTGACCTATAGCTGTAAAAAATGCACATAACATTCCTTCGGTTTTACTATGTAGGAATAAATTATGTTTAATGTTAGATATACCTTCAGGACCTTCTATTTTTATAGTAACAATTGCCTTGTTACATGGTGGCAATTTATCACTTCCGTTATGTCTTCCTCTTTCAAACTCTGTCACTACAAAATCATAATCTCCCTCTGGAAGTATTACAAACTCGGGACCATCTTTTTCTATTGGTTCATCCCAACCCAATTCTCTTTCAATATCATTCATGTCTTTTATCCTCCTGATTATTGTCATTCATGCATTCCTTACATTTTTTATAAGATGTAAGTGAAATGCTTATACTTTTGTAACTCATATATCCAAGTTTTTTGTTATATTTGTTGCATTTTTTTCTTGAACGATTTAAATTTTCGCAAGGTCCACAATTCATAATTTTTCTCCTTTAAAATGGTATATCTTCATCATCAACTGGTGTGAAGATGTCGTGTGCTGCTTTGTATTCCTGAATCATTATGAAAACTTGTGGCCATGCTCCAACTAATACTCCGTTAATAAAATTAGGATCATAATTCTCAACTGGTGTATTTTGTGGATAATAACCACGCTGAGCAACAACTGCCTGAATCTCATTTACAGATACACCGTTTTGCTTCATTAAATCCGCTAAGGCCTTGGGAATGCCCTTTAAATTGTTTTTAGGTGCCTCAGGTGTAGGCTTACTATTGTTTTGCTGTATTGCTATTCCTTTTTCATATTGAGCTTTTGTTATTTCATTTGATAATTGAAAGTCAGGATCCGTTGGAACTTCCTCACCCTTCTTACATATGAAATATGCATCACTTTCAGGATGATAGAAATAAGTATCTTTTTCAAATCTATCATTTTCATTAATCTGAGCTATAGACTGCTCTATCTTTACTGTTTGATTTGTATAAACAGGTGGTGCTTGCTTATTGCCAAATATATGAGCTATCTCATTATAATTGAATGGCAGCTCATCAGGCAGGTCATGTCTATTCTTGGCATCCCACCAAGGACTATGAGTCGTATGCATGACTCTTGCTCCGCCTTGAGCTTTATTCTTGCCCTTGGATGCGCCCTGGTTGTCTACATTGACCACATACACTTTATAATTTGCTAAAAGCAATATGTCTGCCCACTCTTTTAATAATGGCATTGTCTTCTTTTCAAGTTTCATTTGCCAATGATCATATCCGCCAATTTCTTCAGGTTGTTCAATTTTCTTGATTTCAGCATGAGCTGTAACAACTACATTAATTCCTAATTCGATAATGTCCTGAAGCTGATTTAAAAATCTTCCAAATTCCTCTTCCAGGTATACATACCCTTTGCCATATCCAAAGTCTTCAATTCCTTTTACATTAGCCTTTGAACAAATATGTTCGGAGCAAAGTCTTTCTGCCCAGTCTGCAGTATCAATTACTAAAGTCCTGCATATTTTCGGATTTGCTTTTACATAAGCAATTTGTTGAAGAAGCATTGTCCATGATGATGGCTTTTGAAATCTAGCTACATCCATATTTACAGTACTGTCCTCTGTATCAATAAACAAAGCTTCCGGGAACTTAGATGCGAAAGTTGATTTTCCTACGCCTTCTGGACCGTACACAACTACTTTTTGAGGTTTACTCAATTTTCCTTTTATTACATTCATTAAAACTCACCAGCCTTCCATTTTGGAGTTTCCTCCGCTTTTATGTCTTCTATTTTTTCAGCTCCTGCTACATAACCATCTTCAATAATTATGCTGCATTCATCACCCGTGCTTACTCTAGTTGCTATTGCCTGAAGTCCTTCAGATTCTAACCAGGCGCCAAATTCTTTCAGTGTGTCAAGATCCATTTGTTCAAGTTTATCCAGGAGTACGAAACCACACTGAGGATTGAGTTTTCTTACTATAGCTGCAGATACCTTAAGCTGGTCTGAACCGGACATGTTGTCCCATTTAAATCCTTTGTATGTAAGCTCTCCATCTTCAACCGATAAGCCCTGAAGAGGAAGCTCTGCATTCTTCAGCAAATCAATTTTTGACTTTCTTAAATCATCAATCTGAGTTGTCAGTGTATTGTATTGACTTTCATAGTTCTGAGCATCTTCTTCAGCTTTGTCCTTGTCCAGGTTAGTACGTACCTTGCGGTTAATAGCTTCAATATTGGTAATATTATTTTCAAGTTCTTCAGTGGACTCATCGTGAAGCTGTTCAGAAGTTTTATAAGCAGTATTCATGTCCATATCTACCTGAATAAGCTGCTTTTGGTATTTTTCAAGTTCTTCTTTTAACATATTTACTTTTTCTGCAAGACGATTTCTTTCTGCATGTAGATGTAATGCCTGATCTCGTTTGCGCTGATTCTCTCCATTTTTGGCAAGTATCTCTTGCTGCTGTTTAATTAATTCTGAAGCTGAAATAGGTTGCTTTGGTGCATCCGGATAATAAGTCATCTCTTTGGCAAACTTCTTCTTTTGGTCTGCTATCTGACCTATAGTGCGACGACGATTATATACTTCCTGTTCTTGTCTTTCTATTTCAAAAAGCTTGTCTCCTACTCCGATGATCTGCAGCAATGTGTTAGCTTTTTCTTTACTTGTTGACTGCATGAACTTAGGTAGGTCTAGTGCAAGTTGTTCTACAAATTCATTCAGGAGCTGCTGACCGCCTTTCTGGCCTTCTGGATCAATTACCTTAAGGTCTGAATTTTTACCTTTACGCTCAACTATCAAACCATTTGACATTACCATATGAAGGTTAGGTGGTATTACTGAACCGTTGCGCTGTGCATCTGAAGGGCGGTATTTATCTCCGCCCAGTGCCCAAGCTATTGAATCCAAAATTGATGTTTTACCCTGGTTATTTTTACCGCCAATGACAGTCAACCCATTTGCAGTTGGTTCAATCTTTACCGCTTTTACTCTCTTGACATTTTCTATCTCTAATTTATTGATTTTAATACTCATCTTTACCTCCTTGAAGTTATGTGTTATAATTAACACGGATTAGTTAATTTTCTTTACATTGCCGCTTCTATTGCCGTAGAGCGGTTTCTTTTATTATTAGCAATATAACCTTTGTCGTGCCTGTAGTCGTAAACTCTTGCATAGTCCATCCCCAGTAAATCGCCAATCTCTCCGTCTGACATCCCTTGCTGGTAGAGATCCATGAAGCGCTCATCTAAAACATCTTTGACTGTTTTACCTCCTCGTTTCTTAATATTTTCCAATCTTACTTTTGTACGTTGATTAATCTGATCACTTGTAAGTTTTTTTGTTGCTGCTACATTACCATATGGATCAGAGTACTTATTTATAGCATCTTCTCTTCTTTTTGCTTCTGCTTCATCAGCCCAGGAGGAGCACTTTCCTTTGACTTGTGATTTTAATATTTCACAGCCCTTACCTTTACTGTAAAAACATGTTGTACATGTATGGTCCATGGTGATTACCTCCTGTCAGCTGGCAAACTGTAACCAGCGCTGCCTCTGTAGCCAGTAAACAATTCATTAAGTACTTTGTTTCCAAATTTTTTATCACTGTACTCTGCAACTTGATTTACAGTTCCGTCAGTATAGTGAGCTTCAATTATTACGCTGTCTGTTTTTTCAACTAAATTTAGATTTTGTACATTATCGAAGTTAATGATTTCTGTTTTGTTTTGACTTAAAATAACCATTCTTTTACCCCCAAATTGTTTTTAAAAGTTCTATTGTCATCTTTGCCAGCTCGTAGTACTGCTGCGGTGTTAAGGTTTCAATTACGTCGTAATTAATCGGCATGTCTTCTGGATTTGGTATTGATTTTGGCAGCACTTCTTTGAGCTCTTCATAATTTTTCTGTGTTTCGCTCTTTAGATTTTTAAGCACTTCCGTTTGGATCTGTTTTACTTCTGGTTGAACAGTTTTAATTTCTTTCACTGCTTTGTCCACCTCTTTTTCAATTTTTTCTGGTGCTTTTACTTCTTGTACTTTTTCAATTATTTCCGAAACAACTTTTTGAACATTAGGTGAAACAGATGTCTCTTTCTTCTTTCCACCCCAGGCTTTCCCGTTAGCTGGTAATTTCTCACCGCGAAGGAATGTGGATACCTGGCTTTGTGCAATTCCTGTTTCTCTGGCAATGTCAGTATCACTAAGTCCTTTGTTATATTGCTCCATGATCATTGCTTTCTTATCGTCTTTCAATTCTAATACTCCTCCTTTTTTCAATATGTACTCAATCTGTAAATCACAATATCCGGTCAATTGTTTTACGATTTCAATTTGATGCTTCTTATTCTTTGCTTCCCGGTATAACATACAAATCTCTGAATCAGAATAAAGTGCTATTTCTTTCGCCTCCTTCCAAGTTTAATAGGTAGATTTCTTTTCATCTTCCAGTCACACGCATAACAGATATAAGTTTTTTCATTTACATATTTACTTACGCCCAACTCTTCATTGCAGATGACACAGATAGCCTTTTTCATAAGCTTACCTGCCTACAAGTAAGTTAGCTGGTAAAGACTATTTTTTGTAGTTACGTCAACTCCTGAGTCTGTCTTATTTATTTCTTTGATATTAGAAGTTCTTAAAATGTTTTCTCCAATAAGAATTTCTAGTCTTTTATCAATTTCTAAAGTAGTTATATCTAAATCTCCTATAGATCCAACTAGATTAAAACTATCATACGGTGTTATTTGAGTAATTTTTACTTTCATCCTTAGCCTCCTCTGCTTTGTTCAACTCTGAAGCAAACATGGCAGCTGCCTCTCTATAACTGGACCACCCTCCTGCATATTCTCTGTTGCCAGAATGGTCAACCTCAGCTGTGTTTCTTAAGCGATAAACAGCATACATCTTCTCGCCGCCGATTAAATTTGATGTTACTTTCCATTCACTGTGCATTACTACCTCCCTTGTTTTCTGTAAATCTTCTTATGTGCTTGTACTTCTTTTTTGGCCTTATTTGCTGCTTTTTTAGTTGTCTTGTTGGTAGGTTCTAATTTTCTTTCGCTGATTTTTATCGTTGGTAAATCTATAACGTCTTAATAAAATGGCCACAACCTCAAAACCTCCTATCGTTTTTCAATTATTGATATTTTGTTGTAGTTAATGAACTTTGCGTTTTTATTGCCTGGTATGTCGAGATATATTCCTTTCGGTCCAAGTGTTGAAAGAGTTCCTACGATTTCCATTTCATTTTCAGTTGTAACAACCAGAGTGTCTCCAAGATAAAAATTTCGAAATTCGCCTTTTATGTAATACTCGCTATTGTATTGATTCATACACCTTCCATCCTTTCTTTCTAGCATATTGATTCAAATCACTTTGAGCATCATCAAATTTTTCTCTCCACTTTAATGCGCCCATTCCGTGCTGACGTCGTCCATTTTTAAAATCTTCTTCATTTTTAGAATAAAATGCTTTAAATCGGTCTGAACCTATCCCAGATCTCACAAAATATATCCAACCTCTATTATCCACATAAGTTTTTACAAATCTGCAAACGGATGAATCTGGATGAGGAGTAAACTTTACTCCAGGACAAACAGTTTCTTTTAGATTAATGTTTGGGCACATACAACACCTGAATTGTAAATATTCAGCCATATTTACCACCTCCAAATAATCAGGAACATTCCGATGTAAAACATCATTGCCAGGCACCATTTAAGTCTCCAGTACTCCAGCGGATCCTTGAAGTGCTCAATAAACTTTTTAATCATCATCGCCCTCCGATTTGTCGATTATCCATGATTCCGTTATGCTCCCGGTACATCCGCAACTTTTACATTCAACTGCATAAATTTCATCATGATATTTACCGTTTTTATGGACTTCAGGTGTTGAATGTACTACTCCAATACTTCCGCATTTAGGACAATAAATTGCTGTCGTATTTGCCACTTCAATTTTTATAATATTTCTTAACATATTAAACATCAGCATCCTCCACTATCCAAACTCTTGCCATGTGTCGGCCGTTCTCCAGGGCTTCATTCACATCTTCGACATAAACATCAATTGCTTGGCCAACTATAGCACCGCCGGTGTCTTCAACAATTCTTTCGCCGACACCTTCTATGTAGACCTTGGTTCCCTCCGGGAGAACTGTCCAGTCAGCTGCAATAGTTTGTCCCTCTTTTACGGTTGTTCCGCTCCTGGTTATGCCGTAAGCTGGATGATCCGGAGTCTTGCCTGTGCTTTCCGGACCTGCAGTGTAATAAGTGATCTCAAACTCACCGACATACTGTTTGTCCAATTCACACTGTCTAAGCTGCCTACCCAGGATGTCATTTTCTACTTCTAGCTCTGCATTGCGTTGCTCAAGGTAGCTTTGATTTAATTCCAAGATTATGACCTTTGACTCAAGAGTGTCCATCTGTTCAGCGCCTTCGATACCATATACCAGGTGCATCAACATGCTTCCGGCCAGTAATGTAATCAGAGCAAATCTTTGTTGTTTTAGGTTCATTTTTCCCTCCTTAGTTCTAAACTTTTTTCTTGTACTTCCCCGTCATCTTCATTGAAAGCTTTTTCAAAACTATCCCGTAAGACGTCGTATAATTTAGGATTACTATTACATTTACACATCCTTTTCCAATCTGACGATCTTGTTATGTATCCGCATCCACATACGTGGCATGTATCTTTTTCTTCTATCTGAGATTTATTTGCCATTTATCCCTCCTTTACATCCCTACTACTTGTGATGTTTCTGCCAGCACTTTGCTGATAATTCCTTTTAGCTGTTCATTCTGACTTTTTAGGCTATCAATTTCTTGTTCTAGTCTTCTTCTTTCCAGTGGTGACATTCTGTCAAGCTTAACTCCTTCAAGTTCCAAAATGTGCTGTTCAGTAAACCTGACTACCGGTATTCCTTTGACTGCATGAACCACCCCATCTTTTCGCCAATTATCAATTGTTCTTTCTTCTACCTGCCAACGTTCAGCAAGTTCTTTTTTGGTAAGTAGTTTATCAGCCATTGGTTAGACCTCCTTTACACTAAGGTCTGAAATAGACATTTGATTTTCTAACAAGAAGAGTCTGCTCTTAACCTTTTCTAATGACTTTGTATTACCATTGATGTTATTTTCAAGCCTTGCCTGAACCTTCTTTAAATCATCGATTTTTTTACTTTTAGAGACATTAACGTATTCAGTAAAATCTTCTTCGTTATTAATAACAAATATGTCTCTGATACCTGTCTCATCCTTAAGTTGTCTTATGATGCCATTTGCCATTGTCTTATATTTGGCTTCTTTTAAATTTTCAACATCAAGTGCAGGAGCTAACTGCTTAATCAAATCAACTACAAATTCTTGTTCCAGATTAGCTTCATCTTCCATAATCTGCATGATTCGCTGTTTGATTTTTCTATCCATTCTCATTACTTAACCCTCCTTATCTGATTTGTGGTATTAAAAATTTCAATCGTTTCATCAATTATGCTTTTTAATCTCTCTAAATCTTTGACAAAACTGTCTCTGTTCTTTGGAAATACATCAAAGTATTCTTGTATGCTCTGCTCTGTTATCCCAAGGAATTGAGTATAGTCAAGCAACTTCATCACTTTCTTAACTCGTTTGTCCTTAGCTTCAATTTCTTTAACAATCTTGTCGTATTCCTCGTCAATCGGGTCTATGATTTTTTTAGCCTCTTCAACCTTCTTTGTCTGTCCGCTCTCAAAGATTGGAATGATTTTTTTCTGCTCTTCAGGTGTCTCCCTGGCAAGCTTGATGGCTTCAGTCTTTGGAATGTTTTGTTCTTGCAGCACAGGCTTTGCTTCAGGAATGACATTTTTAGATATTTGAATTTCAGTTTCTATGGTTCTTTTACTTAATCCAGTTTTGGCGGCAGTGTCTTCTACAAAAGAGGGCTTTTCCCGTTCCGCAATATTTGCGTTTCGGTTTTGCTTTAATGTTGCTTCTCTTTTTGTCTCTGGATAAAGTTCTTCATAAATTTCCTTTTTCCGTGTCAGCAAATCACTCCTCTGCACATAGTTAAGTTCATTTCTGATTAAATTCTCATCAATTTCTATAAGCTCCGTCTGCAGATCATTTTTCATTATTACTTTTGACTCAATAGATTCTTTGCCAAGAAGCTTGAATGCTTCTAGTCTATGAGCACCGGCAATCAATGTGTAATTTCCATTATCATCCGCTCTTACTGTAATTGGATGAAATAAACCAACTTGCTTAATACTCTCTGCTAGTTCATAAACTTTGTTCTGGTCAATCGCCCGTCTACCGTCTTTTATAATTATTTGGTTCACATACAAATGCAGTTTTCTCACCTTCTTTCATTAGCTAATTAACTCACTAACAGAAACATCTAATGCCTTTGCAATAGAAATCAAATCTTCTGCTGTTACAGTTCGAATTCCTTGTTCAATTTTAGATATTTGAGACTGGTTTAAAGATTTAACCCTTATGGCTAATTCATACTGGCTTAAGCCGATTTCACATCTTTTTTGCTTTATGTTTTCGTTTATTGACATTTATTTCTTTCATCTCCTTTCATGTAATTCTATTTTAGACTTATTTGTATTATAATTCTGTTTTCGAATTATTGCAATTCTGTTTTCGACTCATTTCGAGCAAAAAAAGATACACATTCCATGCTTTTCTTGCTTTTTCTTTTATTTTCTTGACATTATTCCAATTTTGAATTATCATTTAATCATAATATTCTATTTTAGAATTAAAGGAGACTAATATGACGATAGGAGATCGTATAAGAAAATTTAGAGAAACAAAAAATATGTCAACATACAAATTATCTGAACTAACAGGAATTCCGCAATCTACTATAAGCAAATTAGAAAATGGTAAGAGAAAAAGTGATAATGAAGTATTAGTGAAAATTGCTGACGCATTAAAAATATCTATTGAACGTTTAACAGGCGAAGCAGTTAGCAGTATAATAGAAGAGAGACTAGAAGAAAGTGGAATGACTTTGGAAGATATTGCATCAAAGTCAAGAGTTCCTTTATATTGGCTTCAGAATATTGATACTTTTATACCAGGAGAATTCGGTGGAGAAAATGAAATTGGATATTCGTGGATAACTAAAGTAGCAGAAGTATTGGGATTACCTGGTAGCACACTAAGAGCTGCACTTGCTAGACAAGAAATACCATCTTATGACGGACCCATAGGCACTCCCGAAGAAGATTTCTTTGATGTAATTGGCGAGCAAAAGCCAACTAACTATGAACAGGCATTGACTAAAAATCAAAAAAACCTAATATCAAACTATAATAAACTTAATGACATAGGCCAGCATGAAGCCATAAAAAGAGTAGAAGAGCTCACATACATTGATAAATATAAAAAAGTGCAGGAACACCTAATACTTAAAGCAGCACATGAAATTGATGGAGCTTTAGAGGAAGATAAACAACATGACTATGATTTGATGGATGATGACAATTTCTAAAATGGCATACTGGGGGACAATACATGACATACGAGGAATTAATAAGAGAATGCGAAGATAAGGGTTTAATAGTAAAAGAAAAGCGTTTAAAGGGCAATAAAGGGCTTGTAGTAAATAATAAGGTCGCTATAAAAAAAGATATGACGTCAATAGAGAAATCGTGCGTGTTAGCTGAGGAGTTAGGACATTATCATACCAATGCAGGCAATATACTAGATTTGTCTTACATAGATAACAGAAAACAAGAATTAAAGGCCAGGCAATGGGCATTTGACAAACAGATTGGACTCATAGGTATTATTCGTGCTTATGAAAGCAGATGCAAAGATAAAGCTGAAATGGCTGAGTTTTTAGAAGTCACAGAAAATTTTTTGGAGGATGCTCTTGAATGTTATAAACATAAATATGGGTTAAGCGTAAAATTAGATAATTATGAAATTTATTTCGAGCCAAGTTTATATGTCCTTAAGATGATATAAAAAAATAATGCCCAGTATTCGCAGTACCAGGCATTACAGGAACACATAACCAAATGTAAGGTTAAATGCACGTCTTCACAATCATTTTAGCATTTAATCCTTATATTTGCAATTTAAAAAAACAAATAGAAAGGATGATTTT